AGCTGGACATGGGAAAAGTACGACATGTTCAACCTCCACCACATCAACCGCCTGCTTGCAGACGAGTTTGTGGACGGGGAGATCCATAGAGACTATAGGTTTCCCCCTACGGCTTACCAAACCCTTAAAAAGGTCAGGAAGTCAATGAAGTACGCGCTCCATACTAGGACGCCTGCTTCAATTGAAGAGCTCGAGAGGGTTACTCCCTCTTGGCTTTCATACTTTCCTAAAATCGTTAGCCGAATAATGGAAAGGAAGGGAAATGAGTACCTACGATGCGTAGGGAATCTGTCCCAGACACGTGGTAGCGGAACACCGCCCGCCATCGTGGCTATCGAGTCTAAGATGGACGCTTTGCGCATCTTCCAGACTCCTTCGGAAGAATTGCCATCAACGCATGAGGCAATCTACCGAGCGAGCATCGACCGGGTAATCAATACGATTCCCGACGAGGCTTTCACCGGACTCACGACAAAAGCGAGGATCCGAGTGACGACTTCAGCTTGCTGGGAGAAAACCCGGAAAGAAGAAGGTACGTTAGGCGCGATAGGAGATATCCTAACCGGCTACGATCCGAAGTCAGCAATCAAAACGATTGACCTGAATACGGGAAAACCGGGGGTTCTGCTTAAGAACCCAACGGTTGGAGAGTACATATTTTGGACCTGTCTAAAACATGTGCTAGCAACACCGATCGAAATACTCCGAGCGGTGATGCTAATTATCGTACGGGAGCCTGGAAAGGCCCGTTCGGTAACTAAAGGTGCGGCCTGTCTAAAGATAGTACTGGACGTCATCTCACATCTGTGCTCAATTCCTATGGAAAAGGGCCTAGATTCCTCCAAAAGTGGTATGGGCGCAGCCCACCACGGATGGAACCTTTTCAAGGCATTTTCACATGCTGAGAATAAGGACCTCTTCTTCGACAGAAGTAATACCGTCGAACTAGAGGAAACCGATGAAGGTAGGGAATTCCTTACTATCATGGGTGAGGTGTGGATGTTGTCTACTGACTACAAAACCGCCACCGACTACGTGCATCATCGCCTCGCGAAGATTGCAGCTAGTAAGTGGATGGAGAGATGCGGAATCCCTCCTCTACTTCGCTCGATAGCTCTCTCAATAATTGGAGAACCACGAGACGTCTTCTTCAAAGGCCAAGGGCCTTTGGAAAAGATCGGAAAACCGTACTCTGAAAAGATTCGGTATATCCGTATGACAAGGGGTGTCCTCATGGGAGACCCGTTGACAAAAATCATCTTGCACTTAATAAATGCAAGCGTGAGAGCCTTAGCGAGGGATGGGTACCAACCCTCGTTTTGGGAGAGACACTTTTACAACCCAGAAGGAGTTGCAAAAGCGTTCCAGAAATGGAAGTAATATAACTTCACATTGCTGGTCCGGGAACCTATGTGCTAGCACTTAGGCCCCCCGCAACTACGTTGTCTTTACCCCCACGACTTACATCTCAGTCAAGGACTGCGCGGGTGACACTACG